GATCCACAGCGGCAGGTCTGGGACGCTGACCATCGCTTCAAGCTGCTTTGCTCTGGGCGGCGCTTTGGCAAGACCTACCTGTGCATCACCCGGCTGATCTGTTGGGCCATGGAGAAGCCCGGCAGCCTCTGCTGGTATGTCACCGCCAACTACCGGATGGCAAAGCAGATCGCATGGCGTCAGCTCAAGACAATGACGCCTGACAGCATGATTGCCAAAAAGAACGAGACAGACCTATCGATCGAGCTGGTTAACGGCAGCGAGATCGCTCTGCGCGGTGCTGACAATGAAGACAGCCTCCGTGGTGTAAGCCTGTCTGCCCTGGTCGTTGACGAGGCGGCCTACGTCAAGCAGACGGCTTGGGAGATGGTGTTACGCCCGGCCCTCTCGGATCAGAATGGCCCGGCTTGGTTTATTACAACACCAGCGGGGCTGAACTGGTTTCACGACCTGTGGGAACAGGCCCAGGACCAAGACGACTGGGACACCTTTTCGTTCACCACCATCGACGGTGGCAACGTCTCAGCTGAGGAGATCGAGGCGGCACGAAACACGCTTGATGAGCGCACCTTCCGTCAGGAGTATCTGGCCAGCTTTGAGACGTTATCCGGCAGGGTCTACCCCGGCTTCAGCGATGACAACATCTCGGAAGACATCAAGGACACTGGCGGCCCGATCTTCTGGGGGACTGACTTCAACGTCAGCATCATGGCGGGCGTCCTGGGCAGCAGGGTTGGCGACACGCTGCACATCTGGGATGAGCTAGCCGTCAAGCAGTCGAACACCGACGAGGTGTGCGCCATGCTCAAAGATCGGTTCCCCGATCGCCAGATCATTGCCTATCCGGACCCGACAGGCTCTGCTCGCAAGACATCATCAGCAGGCCGGACGGATCACGACATCATTCGGCGCTTTGGCTTCAGCTGTATCAGCCCCAAGGCACCGTGGGCCGTCAAAGACAAGATCAACGCGACGAACTGGATGATCAAAACGGCCAAGGGCAGCATCCGCCTCTTTGTTCATCCACGTTGTAAACACACAATCAAGGCGCTCAAAAATGTGACGTTCAAAGATG